CAGAAGTTGATTTAATTGTCGTGGACTCTATATCTGCTTTGCTACCAGCTATTTATTTTGAAAAAGATGGCAATGAATTAAAAGACTTACAAGACACTAAGCAGATAGGCGCTGAAGCAAAGGATATGACTCACGCAGTCAAGATGTTAAACTATGCAAACAAAAATACATTACTTGTTCTCATTTCCCAACAAAGAAACCAATTTGGGTCTATGCATGCCAGCCACATACCTACGGGAGGAATGGCAGTCAAATTCTTCTCTACCACAGTCATTAAGCTTTGGTCTTCCGAAGCTGAGGCTAATGCTATCAAGGCTGGCATTAAGGTTGGCGATAAAATTATTGAACAAAGAGTTGGGCGACCAGTTAACTGGATTGTTGATTACAGCAAAGTATCCCCACCAAATTTATCTGGGCAATATGATTTCTACTACCAAGGAGAAGCCGTCGGAGTAGATCGTGTTGGAGAGACTTTAGATGTTGCAGAAATGTGTGGCATTGTGGAAAAGGGTGGAGCATGGTATACAATCAATAAAGAGCGTTTTCAAGGACGAGCCAAGGCAGTACAGTACCTCAGAGATAATCCAGAAGAAGTTTTAAATCTTATTGAGGAAATAAATGCCAGATCTTAGCGAATTCTTAAACAACAATAACCCAAAGGATTACGATTTAGAAGATCTTCCTGGCATTAGAGCATGCTTGAAATGTGATGAAGATGTTAATGGAGCTAAGTGGGATCCAGTGGAGCTATTGATGTATTGGAAGTGTTCAAAAGGTCATGAAACAATACATAGGATGAGTTAAATGAATAACATAAAAAAAATTATTATTGCTCCACAAATTGTTGTGTATAGAAATATTTTTAAGCATAGCAAAGAACTAATTAATTTATTAAAAACAGATCATCCTCATTCCCTATTTAGTAAGTCAGTACCATGGTATGGCAATGGAATAAGAAAAGACTTTATGTTTTTAAAGAATGATCCCATTCCAAGCAAGGGATCAGAATACTTACAAGAAGAAGAGTCTTATATAAGAGAATTGTCAGAAGCAACAGACTTTATTCATAAAGACTATTTTAATGAGTTTGGTAGGGATAAAGGAATTTGGCCAAGCTTTATAAAAAACTGGGATCAATTAGATAGAGTTCAAAACTATTATGGCTTTGATTATTTCCACTATATGATTGAGAGCAAGCGTAAAAATTATCCTGATAGTGGAAGTTTAATGATGGATTATCATGTAGATGAATTTCCAGTAAAAGATGAAAAGGTAAATCAAAGAAAAGTTATAACAATTAATTATTACTTAAATGATGAGTATACTGGTGGAGAAATATGTGCCTATGATTCTTTGTCTAACAAAAATTATAAATATAAGCCTGCCCCAGGAGATGCTGTTGTGATGCCATCAACATCACCATTTTATCATGCAGTATTATCATACGATAAGTTTGACAGACATTTTCTAAGAACATTTATAAATTACGATAACCCAGAAGAATGGATAGACGAGAGTAGTGCAGACTCATATGAGCAAGACATGTATGATTATTTAAGAGATGAAAAGCAAACTATTGCAGTATCTGCTGAGATATACTCAGTAGGATTAGATGGAGAAATTATAAAATAATGTCAGAAAGATCGGAGGCAAAGCGTGATGGTGCCAAGCAGCAAAAAAACAGTGGACGTGGTAATTATCAGAAGGGTGACGCTACGTGGAAATCTTTCGTGGTGGATTATAAAGAATACGAAAAGTCGATCTCTATCTCGCAAAGTATTTGGGCTAAGGTTTGTACAGATACTTTTAAAGTCAGTAGGGATAAGTATCCTGTACTCAAACTCATCCTTGGCAAGGACAATAGCAAAACGAGGCTTGCAGTAATTGAATGGTCATTACTGGAACAACTAATAGAAAAGTGGGAACAATGAGAGACATTTTAATGACTACATTTATTGGAGCAATTGTAGGCGGAATATTTAGCGCATTTAAATTGCCGATACCAGCTCCTCCAGTATTTGCTGGCCTAATGGGTATTGTAGGTTTATGGATAGGATATGCAATAGTTACGAGGTTTATTTAATGGAAGATAAAAACACTTTAGAATTAATTAGCTCTATCACAGAGTTCAATGATCTTCATGAGTACATGAAAGATGAACAGCTAGACAAGGCATTGGCTATTGTTGTAAAGCTATTAATGAATCCAGATGTTCCTGCAGCAAAGGCACCGCATCTAATTATTGAATTGCAAGCGATGTCTACTAAATTTTCTATGATGGCTTCTGTATATTCTACAATTGCTAAAGATAAAGCAGGCACAGTAAATAATAATAAAAAGAACATATATTATTCAGCAAAGGAGGCAATCGACAAGCTTGTAGACGCTCTCAAGTATGTCGTTCGTTACAATGGGTAGAAAGATAGTAAAAAATTTAAAGTTTAAAAAGCATGAAGGTAAGTCTTTTGACCCAGAAAAATTTGCTGCATTAATTGATGATGCATATTTAAAAACTAAAAGAGCAGACGGCGAAATGACAAAGAAATCATTTAGCCCAAGCACACTAGGGTATGGCCATGGAACCTGTCCTAGATATTGGTATATGGCATTTAGCGGTGCAGTTTTTATTGACGATAATGATTCCGTTGCTGTAGCAAACATGGCTCAGGGAACACAGGCTCATGAAAGATTGCAAAAGCTTATTGGAACTATGCCAGAGCTAGTTGATACTGAAGTAGAAATATTAAATGAATATCCTCCAATTAGAGGGTTTATTGATCTTGTTATGTCTTACGATAATGAAGAGGTTATTGGAGAAATAAAGACGGCGAAGCAAGAAGTATGGGACGGAAGACAAGCAGAGATGAAGCCAACATCAAATCATATGCTTCAATTGCTTACTTATATGAAGTTAAGAAATGCCAAAGAAGGATTCTTTGTTTATGAAAATAAAAATACACAAGAGCTTCTGATCATTCCAATATCTATGAACGATAAAAATAAAGAGATTATAGAAGGCTTATTTATATGGATGCAAGAAGTTTGGGATAATTTTCAAAATGGAGATCTTCCTATGAGACCAGCAGGTTCAACTAAATCTAAAATGCCTTGCACCTACTGTCCAGTCAAAAAGGAATGCTATGCTGGTCTTCTAGGGACAGTTCAGATTGAATCATATAAGGTTCCACAGTTATGATATGTTCTAATGAGTCGTGCAAAAAAGATTTTACTCCTAAAACCCATAATCAAAAGTACTGCTCAGATGAATGTTGCAGAGTAGCTACAAATAAAAGAATTATGGAAAAGTACTATGAAAAGAAAGCAATTAGAAATGGTGCATATAGGCCATGCAAAAAGTGCAACGTTCAGTTAAGCAGATATAATAAATCTAATTTGTGTTCTTCATGTGAAAAAAACAGTAGTCTTAAAAATAGAGATAAAATGTTAGGGATGATCAATGACATTAGCTGACTTAGTTAAAACAAAAGCAAATAAAGTTCTTGGCATAGATGCATCTACTTCTTCTATTGCATTTTGCTTAATGGAAGACGATGCTCCTGTAAAATGGGGCAAGATAGAATTAACTGGTAACGATATATATGAAAAAATATATGATGCTAAAGTCAAAACACATGCAATGATTAATGAGCTAAAGGCTGATTACATTGCTATAGAAGGTGCAGTTTTTGTTAAATCAGCTGATGCTGTAATTAAATTATCTTATGTTTATGGCGTTGTTATTGCAGAACTCATGGCAACTGGAACAAAAGTATTAACAGTCAGTCCCTCATCTTGGCAAGCTTACATTGGAAATAAAAATCCTACTAAAGAAGAAAAGCAAGCCATCAGAGTTCAAAATCCAGGATATGCTGATTCATGGTATCAAAATAAATTAAGAAATATGAGAAAGCAAAGAACAGCAGATTACTTTAATAATAAATATAATTTAAAGGTAATTGATTTTGATGTTGCAGATAGCTTTGGTATTGCACATTATGCAAATAAGGTGTTGACAGAAAGATGAAATTATATCAAAATAAAGATTGGTTATATAGAAGATATGTAATCCAAAAGAAAACAGTAACAGAAATTGGAACAGAGTGTGGTGTTTCTGCTATGACCATACAAAGATATTTAGATAAGTTTGGTTTTATTAAAAAAAGATGAGCATAATTGGCGTACTCCCAGCTTCAGGAAAAGCCTCTAGAATAGGAGGCATTCCAAAATTTTGCATACCAATATCAGATGAAAGATCATTAATACAATGGCATGTTGAAAAAATGTTAGAGGTTTGTGATGAAGTTCGTGTTGCCACAAGATCAGAATGGGTTCCTGTAATTCAAAATATGGATATGAATATTAAAATTATTATTCGTGAACCATCAACAATGTCTGATGCAATTAAATTTGTAGCTGGGGATGATGAAAATGTATTGGTTGGTATGCCAGACACTTTTATATTAAATTCTACTAATAACCCATACAAAGAAATGTTAAAGGAAAAAGACGCTGATATTGTACTTGGGTCATGGGATTGTACCGAAGATCTAAAAGGCAAAGTAGGACAAATACTTTTATTTAACGATAAGGTAATTGGGTCACAAGATAAATCAATTAATTGTAATTATATGAATATGTGGGGGACTATACTATTCAGAAACAATATGGTAAAATACATAGATCCAAAACTAGAACATCCAGGTAAGCAATTAGAAGAATGGATCAATAATAAAATAAATATAAAAGCAGTAAAACCAGGCGGACAATATATGGATATTGGAACGTTAAAAGGATTAAAACAATTATACAAGGAGATGGATAATGCTTGAACCAGTATTCGAAGATGTAGAAAACTTTAAATGTGAAGATCTATATTTGCTTACTGTTGGAACAGAAGCAGGAAAAGAAATTTGGACAACCTGTCACGAAATTGCTCATATGTTAATTAAGAAAAATATTGCTTACGGCAATTCAGCTCTTGATCCTGTACGCATATTTTCAAAGGCGGGACCTAGAGAGCAGCTACATGTTCGTATTGATGATAAATTAAACAGACTAATGAAGGGCACAGAATATCCAGGAGATAATGATATTGATGATCTAATTGGATATTTAATTCTATTAAAAATAGCAAAACAGTCTTAGTCAACTAGAATGTGGTATACTTAATATATGTCTGATTTAGAACCTGCTGTCCATTTTGACAGAATGAATAAGGTTGTTGAGGAGCTTTTAAAAGGAAACTCAGCTACACAAATTGCTACCCTTACTGGATTCTCTCGTAAAGAAGTTTTGGGATATATAGACGAATGGAAGTCTGTTGTCCATAATGATATTAATATGAGAGAAAGGGCTAAAGAAGCCGTTTCTGGAGCAGATCAACACTATGCAATGCTTATTAAAGAAGCATGGAAAACTGTAGAAGATGCTGATCAAGCAGGGCAGCTTAATGTAAAAGCAAATGCTCTTAAGTTAATTTCAGATATTGAAACAAAAAGAATAGGCATGCTGCAGTCCGTAGGCGTTTTAGAAAATAATGAAATAGCTGGCCAAGTAGCAGAGGCGGAAAGAAAACAAGAAATTCTTGTTGGGATATTAAAAGAAGTTACTTCTACTTGTTCAAAATGTAAATTAGAAGTAGCAAAAAGATTGTCTCAAATAACTGGTATAGTTGAGCCAGTAGTAATAGATGCAGAGCAGGTCAGTGGATCTTAACTTTAATGACTTTATAGATATACTCGATGGCGAAGAATTTGATCAAAGGCCAGTCGATTTAAAAACATTTGTTACCCATCCAGACTATCTTGGACTGCCTCCGCTATCTACTTTACAATATACTTTGATTGAAAAAAGTTCTCAAATATACAAAGAATCAACTTTAATTAAATTATTTGGAGAAGAAGAAGGACAAAGATTATATAAGCAAACAGCAACTGAAGTTATTGCTCAGCTTGGCAAAGGTTCTGGTAAAGATTATTGTTCTACCATTGCTGTATCATATATAGTATATTTACTATTATGTCTAAAAGATCCTGCCACATACTACAATAAGCCACCTGGAGATTCAATAGATATTTTGAACATTGCTATTAACGCACAACAGGCAAACAATGTTTTCTTTAAAGGGTTTAAGCAAAGAATAGATAGGTCTCCATGGTTTGCTGGAAAGTATGAATCTAAAGCTTCAGAAATTAAATTTGATAAATCAGTAACAGTTCATTCTGGTCACTCAGAAAGAGAAGCTTGGGAAGGCTATAACGTTATAGCAGTTATTCTTGATGAGATATCTGGATTTGCTATAGAAAATACAACTGGACATGATCAGGCAAAGACAGCAGATGCGATATATGAAATGTATAGGGCTTCAGTAGATTCCCGTTTTCCAGACTTTGGTAAGGTTATTTTGCTGTCTTTCCCACGCTTTAAAAACGATCCTATTCAAAAGTTCTATGATTCAGCTATTGCAGAAAAAGAAGTTATTATTAGGTCTCATAAATTTAAAATGGACGAAGACCTTCCAGATAATACAGATGGAAATGAGTTTGAAATTGAATGGGAAGAAGACCATATCAAATCATATTCGGTTCCTAAAGTATACGCTTTAAAAAGACCAACATGGGAAGTTAATCCAACAAGAAGTATAGATGATTTTAAAACATCATTCTATAAAAATTCTTTAGATGCACTTGGAAGATTTGCTTGCATGCCACCAGAAATGATAGATGCATTTTTTAAGTCTCGTGAAAAGGTAGAAAAAGCTTTTAATAAAACTACTTTAGCCGTGGACCAGTTCGGACGTTTAGAAGACTGGTTTGCCCCAGACCCAGATAAAGAATATTTTATACACGTTGACCTTGCACAAAAACATGACCATTGTGCAGTTGCTATGGCACACGTTCAAAGATGGGTAAATGTAAAAGTAACTGACACCTACTCTCAGCCAGCTCCAATTGTTGAAGTAGATGCTGTTAGATATTGGACACCTACACCAGATAAATCTGTTGACTTTACAGAAGTAAAAGATTATATTTTATCTCTTAGAACTCGTGGATTTAAAATTAGAGTTTGTACATTTGATCGCTGGAATTCTCATGACATGATGCAGCAGCTAAAAGCTTATGGAATTAATACAGAAATATTATCAGTTGCAAAGAAACATTATGATGATATGGCAATGGTTGTTTTAGAAGAAAGGTTAAACGGTCCACACATACCTTTATTAATTGATGAACTATTGCAGTTAAAAATAATGCGTGATAAAGTTGATCACCCAAGAAAAGGGTCTAAAGACTTGGCGGATGCAGTTTGTGGGTCTATTTTTAACTCTATAAGCAGAACTAGGTTTGATTCAAATCAAGAAATCAAAGTTCATACATATGAATCAATGTCGTATGATAACGACTTCAATCCTTTAGAAAAAGGACCAGAGGCCATTAATTTAATAAGGGCTCCACATATGCCAGAACAGTTAAGAGAAGCGGTAGATAGGATGCAAATAATATGAGTGTTTATCAAGAAAGAGCAAAGGAATGTAAATGTTGTGGTAAGCATGTTCCGCTACCAACAATACTCAAAGAATATAATGGAATATCACTATGTCCAACAACATTTGCAAATGTAAATGAATATAAAAGATTGTGGACTAGCACTGGGTCAAGGCCAGCAGGAAGTATAAGAAAACATTTTTCTGAATATGTGCAGCAAATAGTAGAGGAGTCTATATCTAATGAAAAAAATATTTTATAGGATTTATATCTTTTTTTACAGAAAGAAAGATAAGAAAAGAAAACCAAAAGGATTTGTATACTAATGGCTAAAAATGTAGACTATGAGGTTCATAACGCTTTAATTCAAGAAGGACAATATATCTATACAGAAAAAGATGCTGCTCTTCTTTTATATCCAACATTAAGAAACTGTGCTTTTGCAAGTAGAATACATAAGCCAACCTTATGGGACGAGAATCAAAGAAATAGATTCCCAGAAGCTATTAATTCTTTTGGTAAAAGCTACACAATTAATGAAATGGGATATAGAGGAGAAGAATTTGGTACCGATCCAGCGGAAATAGTTACAGCTGGATGTTCGCAAACCTGGGGTTCAGGTATTCCAGATGAATTTATTTGGCCTCAAATTTTAGCTAAAAGAACTAATAAAAAAGTAGACAATGTTGCATATTATGGAAAATCTATTCCTGGTATAGTAGAAATTTTATTTTGTTACTTTAGAGAAATAGGTAATCCAAAATATGTTTTTGTAGCTTTTCCAGATCTTTATAGAATGCTTTTCCCTACAACTGCAAATTTAATGCACACAAAAAATGTTCTTGTTGAGAGTGAGTACCCAGAAAAAGATCAACCAATGATTGCAAATACTAATCTTGGAGAAACTAGATTATATTCTCAAAAACCAAAATATTTTAAAACTCCATACTTTATGGAAGAAGTAATGACTGGCGAAATAACAATCTGGCAAGGTCTTCAGTATATACAAATGCTACAAAAATATTGCGATGCTGCTGGAATTATTTTAAAGTATGGTACTTGGGATATAAGCGCATACCATTTCTTTAAAGCTATAGATACTGATAAGTTCTACAAAGACTATGTAGATTTAGAACCACATAAATGGCATATTTTTAATCCTAACGACGGCAAAGAATATTATATAGATAAAGCTTATTGTCATGAAGATCAAAGAGATGATGAAAATGATTTCTTTTGGGAAAGAGCAAATGATTTTAATCCATTAAATGGCAATGCTCATATTGGAGTACACAAACATATTCATATAGCAGATGTTTTTGAAAAGGTTGTATTAAATGGGTAAATATTTTTACGATAATTATGATAGAGACAATAACAAGTATATGATAGAGTCTGTCTATTTAAATTTGTTAAAAAATCAAAAATTTCAAGGGAATAGATCATTAAACCAAGGAGATCATTTTAAAAACCCTAAAGTTAATATTGAGTCTCATGGAGTAATGTATTCGTATAATAATTATGGATTTAGGGAAGATGATTTTTTGAATTGTGCAGATATTTTAATTGCTGGATGTTCGCAAACTTGGGGCGTCGGAATACCAAAAGAGTATAGATTTTCAGACGTTATACAAAAAAATACAACACAATTAGTTCATAATATTTCATTTCCTGGAAACTCTGTTAGTGCAACCGTAAGATTAATTTTTGCTTATATAAAACAGTTTGGTAATCCTAAAAGCATTTACTGTATGATGCCACCATTTGAAAGATTTGAAGTTGTTCCAAACATAGAAAGATTTTTATTAGAAGATATACATCAGGCTAACCCAAAACATAGGGATAGTTTTTCTCCAATACTTGTTTCAACATACAGCGAAGAGTATGATAAAATACAAAGAGCTCCATTTACTCCAGAGCATACAATAAATTTAGAATCAATACATTTTTGGCAAGCTCAAAGCTTATTAATGCTAGAACAATATTGTAAAGCTACAAATATTAATTTTGCTTGGTCTACTTGGTCTACTTGGTGCGGCATGCCAGACACAATAATTGATTTAAAAAATAGAGGCCTTGGCTATGAAACTTTTATAGATATACCTTTTAGAAAATGGAAATATGATTATGAAAATTATATTGATAAGATTGGTGACGATTGTCACCAGGATTTGAATAACGAATACCCAGAAATATTTCATGCTGCTATGGATAGATATAAGTATGGAAAAAGAACAAGGGTAGACTCTAATGCCTTTGCACACTGGGGATCACATAGAAATGCTCACGTTGCAGAAATTGTTTTAGGATATATGAAAGAAAACTGGGGCATATGATAAAAAATATTTTTCTGAATGTGTATTATATTGTTATTAAAATTAAAAATAAATTTAAAAAAAAGAAAAAAGACGATTGGGATAGGTTTGTATATTAATGATAATTTTAGGAATAAATGAGACATCCCATGATGCATCTGTATCTTTAATTAAAGATGGAAAAATTTTGTTTGCTGGGCATGCTGAAAGATATAGTAAACAAAAAAATGATTGGTATAATAATGAAGATATATATTTAGATGTGCTTAATTATGGCACACCTACTCATATAGCCTATTATGAAAAACCTTTATTAAAAAAATCTAGGCTAATTTTAAAAGGCGGGGCAAGTGATTGGAAGCCAAATATACCATTCGACTTACCAGTAAAATATTTTAAACATCATAAATCGCATGCTGCAGCTGGGTATTATACAAGCAAGTTTAATGATGCTGTTATCGTAGTTCTAGATGCTATTGGCGAGTGGGATACTTCTACTATCTGGGTTGGAGAAGGATCAAAAATAAAGCAGGTATATGGTCAAAAGTATCCAATTAGTTTTGGATTGTTTTATTCAGCATTTACGCAACTTGTTGGTTTAAAGCCAAATGAAGAAGAATATATAATGATGGGAATGGCTGCTTACGGAAATCCAGATAGATATTTTGATAAAGTAAATGAATACTTCCCAGTTTTTAATCAACAAAAATATAATTTTCATAAAGGAATAAATGATTTTGATTGGGGCATGGTGCCTTGTATGGTTGGACAAATTGGCACACCTTATATTAAAGAATGGTTTGATCAAAGAAGATTTGATCTTGCAGCAGCAGTTCAAAAAGTATATCAGTTAAGACTTATAGAATTTATGAAATATGCAAAACTTATAACTAAAAAGAAAAATTTAGTTTTTATGGGCGGTTGTGCCTTGAACTGTTCAGCAAATACAAAACTGTGGGATATATATGAGGATATCTGGATAATGCCAAATCCAGGAGATGCTGGAAGTTCTTTGGGAGCTGCTGCAGCTTTATATGGGAAACATGTAGAATGGGAAACTCCATACCTTGGTCACGATCTTGGCGGACCGTACCCAGTAACACAAATAATTACTGAGCTACTAAAAAATAAAATAGCTGCGGTTGCAACTGGAAGGGCTGAATACGGCCCAAGGGCATTAGGAAACAGAAGCATATTAGCAGATCCTAGAGATCCAAATATTAAAGATAAGGTAAATCTTATTAAAAAGAGAGAACTCTTTAGGCCATTTGCTCCAGTGGTTATGGAAGAGTATGCACACAAATGGTTTAAAATGAATTTTACAAGCCCATACATGCAGTATGCTGTTGAATGCCTACAGCCAGACAAAATACCATCTGTAGTGCACAAAGACGGAACTTCAAGAGTTCAAACTATAAATAAAACTCAACATCCAGGTTTATATGAAGTGTTGGCAAATTGGTACGCAATGACTGGTGTTCCAGTACTTCTTAATACTAGTTTAAATATAAAAGGACAGCCGTTGTTAAATGATAAAATTGATATAGCTAATTGGGAAAAAGAATATAATACTAAAATTATTGGAGGATATAATGGAGGCTAAAAGAGTAAAATGGAAAGCTGATGGGGTAGAAATTCAAGAAATTGGTCATGTAGATGGCAGAGCAGAAAGGCCAATAAATGAAACGGCAATATCTCATATTGTTAGGTTTAAAAATTTAAAAATAAACCCAGACAGTAAAAGAAAGCCTATATTTTTTGAGGGCAATTCATTTTTAGCAACCCTACATTATTTTTATCATCATACAATATTAGATATGATGGGCGAGTATTTTTTTATAAAAGCACACGTTTCAGATCTAAAATGCTATTTTAATTCTTTAATGGCAAAATCCCCAGAATGGAGAGATAACTTTGAAGATAGATCAGTAGATACTTATTTAAATTATCTAAAAAAATATCCTTTTGGAGCAAATCAATATAATGAAACAAACTATCACGAATTTACTCGTGATTTAGTTAACATATTTTCCCCAGATAAACAAATTTATACGACTGAGTCTGATAGTTTAATATTTGAAAATTTTTATATTGTTGTAGATTTACCAACACCTTTTGCTGGTAAATCTTATCCTCAAAATAGAGATATTGAGTCTTTAAGTATTCATCTTTCTGAATTATGTGAAGATAAAGATCTTCCTAAAAAAATTTATGTTTCAAGACAAATGAATAATATTAGATATAAAAATGAATTAAAACAACAACCAACACAAAATCCACAGGCAAATGCAAGAATTCGTGTATTTGAAAAAGAAAATTTAATAGAAGAATATTTTAATTCAATTGGATATCAAAGCGTTATTCTTGAAGGAATGTCGATGCTAGATCAATTAAATCTGTTTTATAATGCTACACATATTGCTGGATTAAATGGTAGCGCTTGGGTAAATCTCCTAGCTTCAAAAGAAAAAACTAATATAATTGAATTAAATTTAATTGATGGATATGCTAATAAATTTAATTATAAAAATTTATATAATTTTAAAAACTTTAATTTTATAGATTATCATAATGTTTCAGGAAATGTAGAAGAAATTATAAAAGAATTAAATTTTGTAAAAGATATTGACTAGATTAAGTCAGTATACTATAATTAGGAGATGAAGTGGAAGATTTTGAATTGCCAAGCATAGATTACTATCTTGAAATTGGAGTTATAGAAGCTACTGGTGTAGACGAAAACGGAGAAATTTTGTTTAAGATTACAGAAAAAGCAGAGTTTTTAGCTCCAGAATTATGGGAAGCTCATAGAAAACATATTGACGATAGCCTTATTTCTCTATTAGAAAAAGGTTTATTAAATGTTGAATATGATGAAGATTTAAATGCATCTATTTCATTATCAGAAGAAGGCGAAAAAGCATTAAAAGAAATGGGATTGATCCCAGAAGACGACTAGCCTTTGTAGCTCAGAGGACAGAGCAGGACTCTTCTAAGGTCTTGGTCGCAGGTTCGACTCCTGCCAAAGGCGCAATTGGACCATAGCTCAGCAGGCAGAGCGGGAAGCTGTTAACTTCTAGGTCCCAGGTTCGAGCCCTGGTGGTCCAGCAAAGCCCTTATAGCCCAGTGGTAGAGGCACACGACTTAAAATCGTGACAGCGTTGGTTCGAATCCAACTAGGGGTACGCCTTGTTAGCTCAGATGGTAGAGCGACGCACTTGTAATGCGTAGGTCAACAGTTCAATTCTGTTACGAGGCTCGCAATGGTATAATATGAAAGGAGGATAAAATGTCATTAAGAAAAAGATTTAAAACATGGTTTGGATTCCCACAACCAGTAATAAACGCTGATACGTTTATTGAAGAAATTGATAAGGAGGAAAAAACAATGCCAGCAAAGAAGAAGGTAACAAAGAAGGCTCCAGCTACTAAGGCACCAGCAGCCAAGCCAACAGCTAAGAAGACAGTTAAGAAAACTACAAAGAAAAAGTAATCATGCCTTGGAATATTAAAAGAGGAGCAGCAGGTTGCAGCGGATACGCAGTTGTAAAAGAAGACACTGGAGAGCTTGTTGGGTGTCACGAAAGCGAATCTAAAGCTAAAGCTCATATGAGAGCCTTGTATGCTAATGAAGTTGAAAAGGCTAACCCATGCTGGGAAGGTTATGAGCAAATTGGATGGAAAACAAAGGACGGAAAGCGTGTCCCAAATTGTGTTCCAAAAGTTAAAAAAATATTTGGCAAAAATTAATACATTTGATATAATATATACGGGTCGCCTAACGGGGCCCGTATATTAATTTATTCGCTTAAAGGAGGAATAAAATGGTAACACATTTTGCATTGGATCTTTTTAATGATCCGTTTTTTATTGGTTTCAACAGAGAGTTGGACCGTCTTTCAAATATCCATCGTGAGTCAATTCATCAATCATATCCACCATATAACTTGGTAAAGATT